AAGTAATAATCAAACCATAACGAAACTCGTATCTGTGGGAACACATACATTCATTCACAATCCATCGGCGACGGAAAGTGCTATAACAACGTCCGGTAACGTAACCGCCGCATTTTATAAGGGGGATGCAGGGTTATTGTCAAATGTAATCCATACTGGAACACTCCCAATATCAAAAGGTGGGACGGGTCAAACAACTGCCTCAGCGGCGGCATCTGCTCTTGGTGTTGGTACAGAAGATTCACCCCAGTTTACAGGTATTGAATTAGGACACGCTTCGGATACAACATTGGCCCGTTCGAGTGCAGGTGTTGTAACGATTGAAGGTGAAGAAATACGAACAGGTACAGTTGCAATTGCAAAGGGTGGTACTGGTGCAACATCTGCTTCGGCAGCAGCTTCGGCACTTGGTCTTGGAGTGGAAGATCAACCTTCATTTGTTACCGTGAGTTCAAATGTTAATGCAAGTAATATTGTATCTGCAGATGGTCGTGGTATTAATCAATTAAACGCGAGTAATGTTAGTATTGGGACACTCGCTATTGGAAGAGGTGGTACTGGAGCAGATACTGCTTCGGCGGCGGCTTCAGCCCTTGGTCTTGGAGCGGAAGATTCTCCATCATTTGTTACCGTGAGTGCAAATGTTAATGCGAGCAATATTGTATCCGGTGACGGTAGAGGTATTAATCAATTAAACGCGAGTAATGTTAGTATCGGAACACTCGCTATTGCAAGAGGTGGTACTGGAGCAGATACTGCTTCGGCAGCTGCTTCGGCCCTTGGTCTTGGAGCGGAAGATCAACCTTCGTTTGTTACCGTAATTTCAAATGTTATTGCGCATAATGTAGCGAGTACATCACTTACAACTGGTATACTACCATACGTACATTCAACAAAACAACTTCGCGATAGTAAACTATCCTATAATGACGTAACTTATGTTACATCTTTAGCATCAAACCTTGTTGTTACTGGTAATTTACATGTTCAGGGTTCTACAACATTTCAACACTCCAATATACACAGTGTTTCCGATCCAATAATTGAAATAGGTAATGCGAATGCCATAGACACAATAGATATGGGTATAATCATGACAAGACCAACTGCAAATGTTGCAGCAGGTTTCAGAGGGGATGAAAAAGAATATACAATTGCGTTTACACTAAGTGATCCAGATGGTGCACATATAGTTCCGACGATGGCAACAAGTGATGGTTATATTACAGCGAATGTTTGGGGTAACGTTCTATCGGGTAATGTTACTTCAACTGGTCTCATACACGGTGGGACCTTGAAAGGAGCTGGTTCTGCTATAACTGCATTAAATATGGATAACGCGGGTTCGGGAACACTCGCTATTGGAAGAGGTGGTACTGGAGCAGATACTGCTTCCGCGGCGGCTTCGGCCCTTGGTCTTGGAGCGGAAGATCAACCTTCATTTGTTACTGTAAATGCAAATGTTGATGCAGGTAATGTAGTCACAACAACTATAGAATTGGGACACGCTTCGGATACAACCTTAGCCCGTTCGAGTGCAGGTGTTGTAACGATTGAAGGTGTAGAAATACGAACGGGAACGGTACCAATTGGAAAAGGTGGGACGGGTCAAACAACTGCATCAGCGGCAGCTTCGGCACTTGGTGTTGGTGCAGAAGATCAACCATCATTTGTTACTGTAAATGCAAATGTTAATGCAGGTAATGTAGTCACAACAACTATAGAATTGGGACACGCTTCGGATACAACCTTAGCTCGTTCGAGTGCAGGTGTTGTAACGATTGAAGGTTCAGAAGTACGAACGGGAACGGTACCAATTGGAAAAGGTGGGACGGGTCAAACAACTGCATCAGCAGCGGCATCTGCTCTTGGTGTCGGAGCAGAGGATCAACCATCGTTTGTTACCGTGAATGCAAATGTGAATGCAGGTAATGTAATTTCAGCCAGTATAAAACTTACAGATCCAGGAATAACAGGATCATTCAGTACAGATACTATAACAATAAATGCAGAAAACAGGACATATGGTACAGCACCACTTGTAGTTGCTACAGGTGATATAGATAAACTCAATCTCGATAATTTAATAGATGGAGCTCAAGTTGTTGTATCCATTCTTGCAAGTGGGGGAGACCGAGCAGTTTCCAAAGATCTTACAAATGTAAACTTTACTGTTCTAACAGAAGATGTAACCATCGATCAAGATAAACATGGTCTCATGACTTTATCAAATATCGCAGGAAATGTTTATATGAACACTATTGCATTTTCATAAGTTTAAAAAAATAAAACCTTACTATAATATAAAACATGTCTGGAGGTATTGCTCAACTCGTTGCCGTAGGTGCCCAAGATGCGCATCTCGTCGGCCAACCTGAAGTTTCATTTTTCAGGTCCAACTATAAACGCCACACAAATTTCGCCCAAACTGTCGAAAGACAAGTTATCCAGGGCAACCCAACTAATGATGGTATGTCCACTGTTAGATTCGAGCGCAAAGGTGATATGCTCGGGTATGTCTACATCTCGAATAGAGCTGTGAATATTACCAACTGGGCCAATAAAGTTTCTAAGGTTGAACTTTTAGTCGGTGGTCAGGTCATTGACGATCAAACTGACGAGTTTATTAGAACGCTCGCACCAGTTACTATGAGTCAAACATACTCTAAATACAAGTTTAATAATCAATACTTTTACCCACTTAAATTTTCGTTCTGTGAAAATGCTCAGTCCGCGATCCCATTGATTGCTCTCCAATACCACGATGTGGAATTAAGAATCACATGGGGTTCGTCGTGTCCAACTGATGCGGAAGTATATGCCCAATTCTACCACCTCGATACAGACGAACGAACGGTCTTATCGTCTCAACCACAAAATATGCTTATTACGCAAACACAAAAGTCTGTTGCATCCGCCGCCAAGACTCAAGAAATCAACTTTAATCACCCAGTAAAATACTTGGTCGCTGTTAATGAAATGACCACCGCTAAGGTCAAACTCCAAATTAACGGTACAGATGTCACCGACTCTAAGGCGGCAAGACCACACTTTACATCGACACCAGTCTACTACCACACACAAGCCGCAGATACAACTGCGACTACAACGTTCTTGCAACCATTCTGCATCGACACGGCCAAGCTCCAACCAACTGGTTCTCTCAACTTTAGTAGACTCGATTCCGCGAGACTCGTTTCTGACGATACGACGTGGGCTAAAGACGTCTACGGTGTTAACTACAACATCCTCCGTATCGAAAATGGTATGGGTGGTTTGATGTATTCCAACTAATTTAATTTAGCCACTTATTATAAATGCTTTGGCAATTAATTTTTCTCATAGGATTTGTCTTTGTTTTAACGTATGACCCAAAATCCGGTACTTTAGATCATTTAGTAAAGGAACAGAAACCACCTCCACAAAATGCAGAGTGTAAAGAAGGTCATTACCAGGAAATTCAGTTTGCAAAAATGGGATATTCGTGTCCACAACAGCAGAAAACGCACATGGGTGCGATTATAAGAACTTAAAAATTTAGCTCGTATTTTTATATATAATGTTTACATTCGATCGCGATACTGCGACTATAGTTGCCGTGCTCATGTGTATTGTAGCCACAGTGTACATGTACAGAGAACTTAACAAAACGAAAACGGAAATGGATAATGTCAAGGGATTTTATGGAAATCTCATGACTCATTTATCCAGACCACCGCAACCAAAAACGGTATCTGAAATTGAGACCAAAAAAGAGGATGTTTTAGACACCCAAGTTGATGATGATGAAGAAGAATCTTCAGAATAATCATCTTATTCAATTATAACTTGCAAATAAGCAATGAAAAAATATAAAGCAATTGCAGTCCCCGTCACTTTTATAGGTGATAAACCACGATTTCTCACTGTCCGGGATCGAAGATTCAAAGATTGGATTTTCGTCACCGGAGGGTGTAGGCGAAGGGAAATTCCAAATCCCATTAGATGTGCTTTGAGAGAACTTGAAGAAGAAACCAGAGGAGTTGTTTGTTTGAAAAAAGGTGAATATACAGAATTTAAGTTTGTAGTAACGGAAAGTCCAGGAGTGGAACTTGAATATAACGTTTACGTGTTTTTCGTAAACTATACCATACAGGAACAGGCTGAACTTATACGTAAGTTTACCGATGAAAAACAGAAAATGAATCTCCGTAAGATCCGGAAACAGCCCATCAAGAGAACACATGATGA